CAAATCCCATCTTGTCAGCGATTTCATTCAAACTGTAACCTTTTTCTCTAAGGTCTTTGGCTGTTGCAACCTGCACTGCTCTTCTTTCATCTTTAGCAAGACTCATTTGTGTTCTAAGCTGAGTTGTTGTAAGCCCCATAGTCTTAGCAATATCTGTTTCACTCATACCAGACTTTTTCAAAGACTGCACACGACTCAGAAAGTCTCCACTATGCTGATAAGGGTTATCTCCAGAACCCCATGGATATCGACCAGACCTTCTGGCAACACCGTAATGCATAAGCATATCATCAGAAATTTGAGATAATACTTTAGCTATTCGATTCATTGATTAACCCTCCTGTTCTTTTATTTTTCTTATAACCTTATCGAAGGTAATGATTTTATCCATAATTGGAACTATATCTTCTGCTGTTGGATTATGATACAGAACTTCATTGTTCTGATAGATTCTTAATTCCATATCAATATCAGCAGGTTTTAC